GCTTTGGAATTACTGTCGATTGGTGCGCGAACCACTCCCACCCGACCCGCGGTACCCAGCTTAATAGTAACTGTGACACAAGCATAATAAAGGAATCACAATGTCAAAACTCTTTGTTTTTTTAGCACTAATCATCGCCATGCCGGCCTGGGCGCAGAAACAGCCCCAATCAAAACTCCATGACTGGTCAGTTACCCGAGTGGTAGACGGAGACACAGTTGAGTTTGCTGCTCCTTGGTTGCCTGACCCGCTGAAGAAAAAACTCAGCGTGAGAGTGTATGGTGTGGATACTCCAGAAAAAGGACATCGTGCCAAATGCGAATCTGAAGCCAAGCGCGGAGCCGCTGCCACTGAGTTTACCAAGGCATTTGTGGCATCTGCCAAAAAAACACAGATAGCATTGATCGACTGGGACAAGTTTGGTGGCCGTGTGTTGGGTGATGTCATCGTGGATGGTCGTAGCCTGCGTGCCGAATTGATCAAAAACGGTTTTGCCAGAGAATACTATGGTGAAGCCAAACAAAGTTGGTGTAACTGAACAAAATAATCGTTGACACGCCGAGGACACTAAGTTAATATTGTATCATTAACTTAGGAGTCTCAGATGTCACAATCCCGTAATTTTTCCTCGGAACAAAAAGCCAAACTCACACAACTGTTCAACGAAGGCAGCCAGGTCATGCACGAAATTGAAACCTTGACCGAAGGTCTCAACGACACAGTCAAAGCCATTGCCGAGGAAATGGAAATCAAACCCTCAATCCTCAAAAAGGCCATCAAGATCGCCCACAAGGCCGAGTTTGGTAAAGAGCAACAAGATCACGAACTGTTGGAAAATATTCTGACCACAGTTGGCAAGACTCTGTGACCAGTACATATGCCCAGTGGCGAAACAGCATTGGGGACTATGTCAAAAACGACTGGAGAGAAAATCCCTTTCGCTTTTGCTTAGAAATGACCGGTTGGGCCATCAGCATAGGCTGTAGTGTTACCTATGCTTGGACTGTGCCTAACTTGCCGTTCATCCCATTGTACTCTGCTTTTATTACCGGCTGCTTGATTATGGCATGGTGTGCCTACACTCGTGGCAGTTTTGGTATCCTGGGAAATTATTTGTTGCTGAGTATTATTGACAGCATAGGACTGATCAAGCTAATTATACAGCAGTCATAAGGTTCGCCGCCTCAAGGCAAGATTGGTATTTGCACAGCCCAAAGTGTGCATAGGAGAACGAATTTGAGTTATGTTGATGCACTACACAGCCGCGATGAAGATCGTATCTATGTAGTAGAGCGTGTAGCAGGTGCAAGGAGATACGAAGAGTATCCAGCCAACTATATCTTTTACTATGATGATCCGCGTGGCAAATTCCGCAGTGTGTATGACACGCCTGTTGCAAGATTCAGCACACGCAACTTTAAAGAATTCCAAAAAGAAATACGCATACAGTCGGGCAAGACCTTGTATGAGCAGGACATCAAGCCTGTGTTGCGATGCCTGGAAGAAAACTACAAAGGCAAAAAGTCTCCCGAATTGCACGTGGCATTCTTTGACATCGAAACAGGTTTCGATCAAGACAAAGGCTTTGCTGATCCATCAGATCCATTCAATCCCATCACAGCCATCAGTGTGTATTTAGACTGGATGGACAAACTGGTCACCTTGGTGGTGCCTCCTGCAGGCATGAGCGATGAAACTGCTGCCGAGATCGCACAACACTTTGACAACACATTTGTGTTCCGTGATGAAGGTCAGTTGCTGGAAACATTCCTTGATCTCATAGAAGACGCTGATGTGCTGTCAGGTTGGAACTCAGAAGGCTATGATATCCCTTACACTGTGAATCGTGTGACACGCATACTCAGCCGAGATGACACACGCAAGTTCTGTTTATGGAGCCAGTTTCCTAAACAGCGCACCTTTGAACGTTTTGGCAAAGAGTCAGAGACCTTTGACTTGATAGGTCGTGTGCATATGGACTATATGCAACTGTACAGGAAATACACCTATGAAGAACGGCACAGTTATTCCCTGGACGCCATTGGCGAATATGAACTGGGCGAGCGCAAGTTGGCCTATGAAGGCACGCTGGACAGTTTGTACAACAAAGATTGGCGTGTGTTCATAGACTACAACAGGCAAGACGTGGCCCTGCTGGCCAAACTGGACAAGAAACTTAAATTCCTAGACTTGGCCAATGAAATCGCACATGAGAACACGGTGTTACTGCCTACCACAGCAGGCGCAGTGGCTGTGACAGAACAGGCCATCATCAACGAAGCACACGAGCGTGGCCTGGTGGTGCCCAGCCGCAAACAGCGCCTCACCGACGATGACACAGCAGCCGCAGGTGCGTATGTGGCCTATCCCAAAAAAGGCTTGCACGACTACATTGGTGCGGTGGACATCAACAGTCTGTATCCTTCGGCCATCCAAGCACTGAACATGGCTCCTGAGACCATTGTTGGTCAATTGAGACCTACCATGACCGACGCACATCTCAAAAGCAAGATGCTGGCTGGCAATTCATTTGCTGCTGCCTGGGAGAATGTGTTTGGTTCCTTGGAATACACTGCTGTGATGAATCGTGAGCGCGGCACAGTGCTCACGGTGGACTGGGAAGATGGCACCAGTCAAGACCTGTCGGCAGCAGAAATTTGGAGCATGATCTTTGACAGCCACACGCCTTACTGCTTGTCAGCCAATGGCACTATCTTTACCTACGAGCGCGAAGGTGTGGTACCAGGACTGCTGGCACGCTGGTACAAAGAGCGTAAAGAACTGCAGAAGAATCTCAAAGAAGCCAAAACCAAAGAAGACATTGAGTTCTGGGACAAGAGACAGTTGGTAAAAAAGATCAACTTGAATTCACTGTACGGTGCTATTCTCAATCCTGGCTGTAGGTTTTTTGACAAACGCATTGGGCAGTCAACCACACTGGTAGGTCGGCAAATTGCACGCCACATGGCTGCGTTTATCAACGAAGCAGTCACAGGCCGGTATGATCACGTGGGCGATGCCATTATCTACGGTGACACTGATTCCTGTTACTTTTCTGCGTATTCTACACTGAAGCCGCAGATTGATGCCGGAGACATAGCCTGGGACAAAGACACTGCCATACAGATCTATGATACCATCGCTGATCAACTGAATGATTCATTTCCTGGCTTCATGGAACAGGCATTCCACTGTCGCAGAGATCACGGTGAGATCATACGTGGTGGTAGAGAACTGGTGGCCATCAAGGGACTTTACATCACCAAAAAGCGTTATGCGGTCATGATCTATGACAAAGAAGGCAAGCGCAAGGATGTCAACGGTGAACCCGGACAGATCAAAGCCATGGGCCTGGATCTCAAACGTGCTGACACTCCCAAGGTCATACAAGAGTTCTTGCTACATCTGCTGACTCACGTGTTGCAGGGTTCGGACAAGGACTGGGTGATCAACGAAGTCAAAGAGTTCAAAATCAAGTTCACAGAAAGACCTGCCTGGGAAAAAGGGTCGCCCAAGCGTGTGAACAACTTGACCAAGTTCGTCAAAGAAGAAGAGCGACTGGGTCGAGCTAATATGCCAGGCCACGTGCGTGCTTCAATGAATTGGAATAACCTCAGACGAATGCATAGCGACAAGTACAGTCTACAGATCGTGGACGGTATGAAAGTGATTGTGTGCAAACTCAAAAGCAATCCGCTAAACTTCACATCTGTGGCCTATCCCACTGACCAACTGCATTTGCCGCAGTGGTTTCGAGATTTGCCTTTTGATGATGCTGCCATGGAGACCACTGTGATCGACGAAAAGGTGGAAAACCTGCTGGGTGTGATGAATTGGGACTTGGCCAGTAACACGCAGATCAATTCAACCTTTGATAATCTTTTTAGTTTTGATTAAAAAAGTCATTGAAATCTATCATTTTTTGCTGTACAATCTAAATATACCTCACAAGGAGAAGCAATGAGCATCAAAGACACACTACAAGACATCGTGGAGCATACGCACAAGCTAGGCAACATTGATGTGGTAAAAATCACAGGCACAGACAAATCCACTGATTTGGAAGGACTCAGCGAAGACAAATCCGTGGTATTGCAGGCCGCTTTCAAAACGCCGGTGGCCGAGTTTATTGGCACACTGGGTATGCCCAATCTTGGCAAACTCAGCACACTGTTAAATCTGGAAGTGTATCGCGAGCACGCCAAGATCACTATCACACAGCGTGATCGCAACGGCGAAAAGATCCTAGACAGCATACACTTTGAAAACAAAGACAGCGACTTCAAAAATGACTATCGCTTCATGGCGCCGGAACTGGCCAATGAGAAGCTCAAAAAGGTCACGTTCAAAGAGCCTGTTTGGGATCTGGCATTCGAACCCACCATCGCCGGAGTGCAAAGACTCAAAATGCAAGCATCGGCCAACTCCGAAGAGCCGCTGTTCACTGCCAAAACTGAAAAAGAAGATTTGATGTTTTACTTTGGCGATCACTCAACACACGCTGGTAACTTTGTGTTCCATCCTGGCTGCGGCAACAAACTCAGCCGCGCCTGGAGTTTTCCTGTGAAACAGGTTATTTCCATCTTGGACCTGGTAGGCGACAAGAAAGTGCATATCGCATCCGCAGGTGCTGCCATGATCACAGTTGATTCAGGTATCGCTGTGTACAAATACATTTTGCCGGCACAGACCAAATGACAGACTTAATCTACGGTTTGATATTGTCCGGTGTGACGTTTGTTGGCATCATGGCACTGGTCATCGTGATTGGTAGAACCATTGGACGACTGTTTGGCCCTAGAGAAGATAGATGACTGAGCGTGATGATTTAACTGCCAAGCAAAAGGACTATGCGGTTTTCTTGCCGGCTATCTCGGGATTCTATGCCACATTCATAGGCAAGCAAAGAGATCCTGCAAATGGTCCTTATGTGGATCCTGCTAGGTTTCCACCTGGCATGACTGACATGGAGCAGTTGAACTGGCTCAATGCCAAGAAAAGCATATTCCCTTATCGTTACAGTCTTTACTCCGGAGGACACGCCAATCTTGATCTGGCCAAACAGGACTGGTCCGAAGACATGGTTAGGAATCGCATCGACTCAGATCCTGATACTGTGATACTGGGCGACTCCGGAGGATTCCAGATTGCCAAGGGAAAGTGGGAAGGTGATTGGCGTGCCGGATCCGGCTGTGCGCGGGCACAAAAATACAGAGAATCCAGTCTGCGTTGGTTGGATAATATTTCTAACTATGCCATGACCTTGGATATTCCCACTTGGGTCATACACGATCGCGAAGCCAACAGCAAGGTTGGAAACTTCCAGTCAGGGCAAGAACTGGTAGATGCCACCAAGTACAACAACGACTTCTTTATGGCCAATCGCCGCGGCATCAACAACGGTGGCACACGCATATTGAATGTGTTGCAAGGTGACAATCATCGTGCTGCCGATGATTGGTATGATACCATGAAACATTACTCGGATCCTGGTCGCTATCCCACAACACATTTCAATGGCTGGGCCATGGGTGGACAAAACATGGCCGATATGGAACTGATACTGCGCCGATTGGTTACCTTACGCTATGACGGATTGTTACAACAAGGCGTTCATGATTGGATGCACTTTTTAGGCATCAGTAAACTAGAGTGGAGTTGCCTACTCACAGACATACAGCGTGCCATCAGGCGCCATGTCAATGCCAACTTTACCATCAGTTATGACTGTGCAAGCCCATTCCTGGCCACTGCCAACGGTCAGGTCTATTACGAAAGTATTTTCGAGCACGATGGCAGATTCAGTTATCGTATGGCTCCTTCAGCCGATGACAAGAAATATTCCACAGATACCAGACCCTGGGGCACAGGTGTCATAGCCGATGGCATCTATGAACGTTGGGAAGATTCGCCGGTGAGCCAAATGCTTCGTATGCGAGATATTTGCATATACCGACCGGGCGATCTAAATAAAGTAGGCAAGGAAGGCAACACATCGTGGGACAGTTTCAGTTACGCACTTCTCATGGCACATAATGTTTGGACACATATCCGCGCCACGCAGGAAGCCAACCGGCGTTATGATTCAGGTGTGATACCAGAGATGTTGCGCAATCAGATCAGCGGAGACACTTTCCGTGACATAGTAGAAAGGATTTTTTCTGCGCCCACCCAAGATGATAGCCTGGCCATCATTGATCATTATCACAGTTACTGGATGGAGATCATTGGTGTAAGGGGATTCAAAGGCAAAAAGGCCAAAAACGCCAACACTAAATTTAATGAACTTTTTACCATTAGTTAGGAGATAGAGGTGTACGAAAATCGTATCAAACATTTGGAAGAGATGCACAGGATCCTGGACAAAAAGATTGATGTAATGGAAAAAACTGGTACCTTCGAAGACAATCAATTGCACGAAATGAAGAAACAAAGGTTGCTATACAGAGACGAACTTGCTAAACTAAGAAGATTACAACACGACATAGATCAAGAGGTTGGTCACGATGATTAGACAAGGCCACGAATCGGCTGATTTCTTCTTTGGCGAAGAAGTTGAACACACTCCTGCACTGGGCCGGCCGACTTTGTTTGTTATAGGCTATCGCACTGTGGAAGAGATCGAAGCCAAATTGGACATACCTCGCACAGTGGATCATATCTTCTTTGGTGCCAATGATAGTTATCGGCCCAAGACCACACAGGATTATGTGGCATGGGAAACGGTCATTGAAACATTTTTAGATCGCGGCTTTTGGTGCAGTCTGGACATACCCTTTGAATATGTACAGCAGTTTCACGAAGGTGGTCTGTGCGAGCGTGATCGATTCATTCCCATTATCAAAGTACCGGTTCCTCGCATCAGACTTTGGAACTACAATACCTGCGTTAAAATCGACGACGAAGATTTTGCAGCCACCAATCCAGGTGTATGGGTGCATCCTTTACACGATCTCATGCGTAGATCACGATTCACCGACTGGAGCAAATACGAAAAGGACGAAATAGTATGAACACACAAAGACAACTCAGCCTCATAGAACAACAACAGCGCATAAGTAATCATGCACAGCGAATGATCTGGGTCACTTTCACACGTGAAGGTATCCACCGCTACCCAGCAGCGGCCACTGATCCCAAGTTGGCCACAGGTGATGAATATGATGTATCGTTTCTTGCTAGTCCTCATCGTCACATTTTCCATTTCCGGGTGTCAATCGCTGTTATGCACGACGACCGCGATATCGAGTTCATCCAGTTCAAACGCTGGCTCTTGTCAATGTACTCGCCATCCGGATCCCTGGGTTCAGAGTTGTCTGATCGGGCCGTTTCCCGTGATCCGGATGGAACTGAACTGGCACGAACCTCTCAACTGGAACTCAACAACCGAAGCTGCGAAATGATCGCAGAAGAGTTGTATCATAAAATAGCCCAAAGATATCCCGACCGAGACATTGAAATTGAAGTCTCGGAGGATAATGAGAACGGATGCAGAATCCGTTATAACACCACCATGCCACATCAATCAGTGAGGATCTAAAATGGCAAAGTTCACAATCAAACATAATCCGCGTACTACACAGGTCTTGGACGACCTTGAACTATATCTGGATTTTTGCCGCAAGGCTGGATACAAGTTTGACGAAAAGGACTTGTACAACTACAAGGCCTATCCATATCAACAGTATTTGAAATGTCAGCAGGGTAAGAATTACAAAGACCAGTGGTCCGAAGATGCTCGTAGACTAGGGTGTGCCATCTGATGCGACGACTTTACTACATGGGCCTGGAGCCTTACAAGGCTCGTTATACCTTGCAACTACAGGACTGGAACGAGCGTGTGTTTCAACAGCGTGGCATAGATTATGTGCTGGTTCCCGGTGATACTCTCACCACAGATCAAGCCATCGTCACTGGACAGGTGCTAGATGCACACGGTCGATCATATTTTGGCATGAGCCAGATAATGAATCTAGTCAAACTCATGAAAGAAGGAGAAGTCACCAATGAAGATGTCATCTACTTCGAAGATATGTTCCAGCCCGGAATCGAAAGCCTCCCGTATATCATGGATCAAGTTGATCCCGCTATGCGTCCTCGTGTGTATGTGCGGTGTCTTGCTCAAAGCATCGACCCTGATGACTTTGTACACGTCTGGGATATGCAGAAGTGGATGGGCCTGTATGAAAAGATGGTGGACTCGTGGGTGACTGGTGTGTTGGCCAGTAATGAAGAAATGGTAGCACACATGAAGATCGCAGGTTGGACTGCGCCTATCTACAACATTTCTGGCCTGGCCTTTGGCAAGGAAGAAGTGCGTGGTCGTGTTGCAGGTGAGTTGAAGCCATTCAAACAGCGCAGCCAACGCATAGGTTTTGCCGCACGCTGGGATCAAGAAAAGCAACCAGACTTTTACATGGATCTCATTGAAGCATGGTATGACGAAGCCCGTGGTGGACCTTGCACCACAGTGGAGTTTGCTGTGTTCTCAGGCAGTAAGTTACGCAGTAACAACGATGACTACATGGCCAGAACCAGAGATCTACAGCGCCGTGGTTTGTTGCGAGTCTACGAAGACTTGGACAAAAACGATTACTATGCCTTGCTCAACGACACTCGTGTGCTGTTCAACTGTGCGTTGCAGGACTGGGTATCCAACACAGTTTCCGAAGCAGACACACTGGGATCCAATGTGTTGTATCCTGCCTACAGATCATTTCCTGAAACATTTGCCAATGATCCCGACCGGCTGTACATTCCTTGGAGCATAGATGATGCGCTGGCCAAACTCAAGAAGTTGATGGCCGCACCGCATCCACTGCAAGGCCGGATTTCCAACTACACTGACAAGACCATTGATCGTATCTGCGATGTGTTACAAGGCAAAGGTGAACATTTGTTGCGTCAGAGTCGAGACTATAGGAAACACTGTGCCCAAAGCAAGTACTAAACGATACATAATCACTGGCGGGTCGGGCTACATTGGCAGTCATACGGCCAGAGCCTTGCGGCTCCACGATCCCGACTGCAGTATCTGGATCATTGATCGCCAGTTGAGACCGCACACGCTAAAGGGTGTGGATCTGCATACCGAAAGTTGTTTTGCTGATGCCATGACTTTGGAATGCATAGTTGATTATCAGCCCACGGCTGTGATACATTGTGCTGCGGATCATGTGGTGCCCCACAGCGTGACTGATCCTGATCGATTTTATCTCAACAATGTTGTCAAAACACACAGTTTGTTGAGCGTGCTACGGCGTATCAAGCAGCCTCCTCGAGTACTGTTCAGTAGCACAGCAGCGGTATATGGCAACAATGAAAACGTGCCCATCGAAGAAACTGAACCGGTGGCTCCCATCAATGCCTATGGCAATACCAAAGTTGCCATAGAAAATATGCTGGCAGATTACAACCGCGCATATGGTCTGGACTCGGTATGTTTTAGATATTTCAATGCAGCCGGTGCCGAACCCAATGATCATGATCTGGGACAGCCCTGGGGCGCTAGCCACATAATCGCAAGGATACTGGAAAGCTATCTTGCACACCAACTGTTTACCTTGTATGGTCAGGACTATGACACACCCGACGGAACCTGCATCAGAGATTATGTACACGTCTGGGACATAGCACAAGCACACATCTTGGCTTTGGATTATCTCGATCGCTGTCCTGGACATCATGTGTTTAATCTTGGCACAGCACAAGGGATCAGCAACCAGGAAATCATCCAAACTGTGGCTGAAAAATATGGTGCATTTGATCTCATGGTAGATAACCGTAGAGCCGGTGATCCTGCGAGATTGGTAGCCAGCAACAGCCGAGCCCGAAAACTACTGGGCTGGGTGCCACGCTACAGCGACCTAGATACCATAATTGAATCAGCGTATGAATGGTATCACCAAAACTATTGCGAAAACATCAAAGAAAGTGTATAATACAAAGTATGAGTGAAAAAACCCTAGCACAAGCACTGAGAGAAAAGATGCAGTCCGATGGCAAAAGATTCTGGGCCGGAGACAACATCTCTGACTATATCCATTGGAGTGATCGCGAGCGCCTGATCAATGAAACCACTGCGGCATTTGAACAGGTGCTAGACAGTTTGTTGATCGATCGCGAAACTGATCCCAACAGTCGAGGCACAGCGCGACGCCTGGCCAAGATGTACTTCAATGAGATCATGGCCGGACGCTATGATCCTGCTCCTGACTGTACTGCGTTTCCCAATGACTCTGCGGATCGTTATGAAGGTATGTTGGTAGTGCGGTCAGAGATTCGCAGTATGTGCAGCCATCATCACCAACCTGTGACAGGTGTGGCCTATATTGGCATCCTTGCGGCACAGAAACTGATCGGACTTTCTAAGTACACACGCATCGCACAATGGTGTAGCCGCCGTGGCACACTGCAAGAAGAACTGTGCAACGATATTGCCAGAGAGATTATGAAAGCCACCGATTCAAAGGATGTGGGTGTTTACATACAGGCCACACACGGTTGCTGTGAGAATCGTGGCATCATGGCCCATTCTAGCCTTACACAAACCACAGTTCTGCATGGTGCGTTCCGCACAGATCCTGCTGTGAAAAAAGAGTTTACTGACAATATCAAACTGCAACAGGACTTTGCACCCAGATAAGGATTGTTGAATGCAGGTACGAGTTAAAGAAAACAACGAAGACTTTGGTAAATGTGGGTGCGGCCGTAGTCCCACAGGATTCTGTATTGGTTGGCACAATCTTTCAGAATCTGACTACCAGGAAAAATTATCTGATTATCAATTTAAAGAATGGCAACGTCAAGCCCAAGAAACTTGGAATGACAGTTGTACTAGTGACCGTGCTGACAAAATTTAGACTGTGGCTGGCCCGAAAAATACTGGGCCAGCACTGTGCCTGCTATGCAATGGGTTATCATAAACTCTACGATTTCCGCAAGCGCAAAACTAAATAGTCATATGAAACCTGTGCCAGAATATTATTTTAGCAAAACAGAATGGGATAGACTTGGATGCGGTCCATTGCCGCCCGAGCGAGACAAAGACAATCCAGCAAATCAGGACAAAATTACACAAAGTCTAGAGTCCATGCAACATTGGTTCAAAGATGATGCAACTAGTCAAGTATCGTGATGCTGGCTTGCCCACGCACACTTATTTTTGGGTCGACCAAGAAAATCGTGTGATTGGGCCTTATTTCAACTCTGAGCAAGAAGCACAAGATTGGTTGGCACAGAATAGTAGCAGTGAAGAATTGTAGTTTAATGCCTTGACAGAAAGGTGTTGCGGACTCGGGTTCGATTCCCGACACCTCCACCAAAAGCATATTGTAAGAACGCATGAGCAGGTTCTATACTACCGCTGGTTACGCCAATCGTAAGTGAGTGTAGGCAGTATGCTTTTGATGGGGGTGACTTGGTTTCGACGTGACAAAAAGTATGAACAGGATCTACACGGTAGGCGATGACCGTAAATCAAGCAAAACCTATAAACGCCAACGACGACGTTTACGCAATGGCCGCTTAAGGCCTGCTGAGGGTGGAAGCCCAAGAAACAGAACTTCCAAAAAGGCTGCTTCGGCAGCCTTTTTTGTCAACTGTAGCGTGTCTAAGGCGTTAAATAAGTGTAGGGATAGAAACCCTGCATAACTTAACCAAAGAAAGGTATTATCATGAAATCAGTCGTTATCGCTGTTGCATCGTTGTTTGCCGTTTCTGCTTTTGCTCAGGCTCCGGCCCCTGCAAAGAAAGATGAAAAGAAAGCTGCTCCTGCCGCTGCTGCTGCTCCTGCTAAGAAAGAGGAAGCCAAGCCTGCTGCTCCTGCTGCCAAGAAAGACGAAAAGAAAGCTGAAGCAAAAAAGTAAGAGCCAGATCTCGGGTCTGGGGCGGCAGAGTTGTTGTCAAGTTCAAGCCCGCAGATTTGGAAGATGGCGGTGGAGATCTAATTCAGTATTTGGATATCCATCAGGGTTATAAAAAGCCTAAAATTGCAAGATCGCAGGGGTTGATCCAATCCCACGCAGATTACATCAAATTTAGGCTGTCCCTAGCCCGTGCTTTAGCAGTAGAATCTGTAGAACAAAAGGTAACCTAAGGGTTACCTTTTTTTTGCGGTGCAGTTAAAACAGGCATACATACTAGTTGACTGGGGCAACCCTATCATTAACCTTATAAGGAAATACAATGAAAAAACTACTAACAGCAGTACTTTTGGCCGGTGCTACCACAGTATCTGCACAAAATGTCACAGTGTACGGTGTTATCGACACAGGTGTACAGAACTACAACACCGGTGCCGCTAGTTTGACCCGCGCCACTGATGGCATCCTGGCTACCAGCCGTTTGGGTTTTCGTGGAACAGAGGACCTGGGTGGTGGACTTACAGCAGGTTTTGTATTAGAAGGCAAAGTTGTTCCTTCCGCAGGAACTCTTGGTTCTACAGCAACAACAGGACAGGCATTTGACCGTGAGTCATCCATATTTGTTGCAGGCAAGTTCGGAGAGATCCGTGCAGGCAAAACTGACATTTCTGCGGCTGAAGGTGTAGACACCTTGACCACGCAGGCCGGCAACTTGGGTTTCCACGCCAGCAACGGTACAGCAGTTGAGCTAGGTGGCGATGCTGCCAGCACAGTTCGTTATACCACGCCCAAGTTCAGCAACTTCTCTGCACAGATTGGTCGTTCAACCAATGCCAACGGCGCTACCACAGACGCTGGCACAGAGCTCACAGGTTACAGCGTGACCTATGACGACGGCAAGTTGAAACTGATCGCAGGTCAGGTAAAATTAAACGCAGCTACAACAGTGGCCGAGCGTGATTTCACTGCCTACGGTGCAGCCTATGACTTTGGTGTTGCCAGCGTTGGTGCATCATATGCATCAGGTGACGTATCTACCACAGGCGATGTCAAGAACACAGTGAAACAAGCTTCCATCCGTGTTCCTCTCGGAGCAGGTTTGGCAGCACACGGTGTTTATGCAATTACCAAAGATGGTACACAGGCATCAGCAGGTGAAGGCAAAGGTTATACCGTTGCTGTTACCAAAGCACTGAGCAAGCGTACTTCGGTATATGCTGCTTACACAGCCGTCACCAACGAAGCCAATGCCACAATGAGCATGGTAGGAACCACAGCAGGTACAGCAGGTCTTGATCCCAAGGCAACAACTGTTGGTATCAGCCACACGTTCTAATCTTTATTGTTCCAATAAAAACCCGCCTGGTGCGGGTTTTTTATTAAATACACAATCATGACACAATTACGATACAACCAATTTGACATCGGCGGAGAAGTGATCAAGGACAATGAAACATATCGTTTGACAGATAACAAGAGTCTAAAAAATCTTGTGTTGAGTCAAACTGTGCTGCATCGCGATCAACACACTCGTGGGCATCGCCACCCTGGACAAGAAGAAGTCTATTTCTTTATCAGAGGAAATGGTAAAATGATTGTGGGAGAAGAGACCGATCAGCCTTTTCCTGTGAGTGCAGGAGATGTTATACTGATAGAAGATGGTGTGTTCCATCGTGTGATCAACGACGGTGACACAGACTTGATTTTCAATTGTGTGTTTGATGGCAAAAGAAATCATTAACTAATACAATCAAACAGCGGCCTTTATTTGGCTATCAACCCGCTTTACAAATTCTGCTAGCCTATGCTAAACTTACATAGGGAGAATTTGTTATGTCAAAGCAATCACGCATCTATCAGTATGTCAGTACCAAAGAGTATCACAATGCCTTTCCCTGCGCTTATAGACAATGGCGTGCCGACAGCCATTGTAACTTGATACATGGTTATGCCTTTTCAATGAAGTTTTATTTTGGCACAGATGAGTTGGATACCAGGAACTGGGCCGCCGACTACGGTGGACTCAAAGAACTAAAAGGCATATTAGAAGATCAGTTTGACCATACATTGTTGGTGGCACAGGACGATCCCGAATTGGCCACATTCAAACTGTTGCAAGAAAAGAAGATGGCCAAACTTACCATCCTGCCTAGGCTGGGCTGCGAAGGATTGGCCGATATGCTTTACAAATATATCAATGGAGTGTATATTCCAGATATGTGGGGACCAGGCGAAGCCGAAAGATTGTGGTGCTATCGCGTGGAAGTTCGTGAAACACAGTCCAACATGGCTTTCCGTGAAGGGCATCGCGAATGGAACGAAGATCTATTTCTATAAGGAGAAATCATGTTAGATCGAATACTATCAGGCGTTGATCGTGCGCTGGCCTACAAGCTGATGCTGGCCCACATCATTATTATCGCAGTCAGCAATTATATCGTACAGTTCAAATTCAACATTTTTGGTCATCCCTTGGCCGCTGCCGCATTTACCTTTCCCTTGGTAGTGGTCTTGACAGATCTCACAGTAAGGCTTATTGGCAAGGACACTGGTCGCGCTGTGATCAACCTGGCATTTATTCCTGCTATCCTTGTGAGTATGCTGGTGGTAAAACTAGGTGGTGCTCCAGACTCTGTGGCATTCCGTATTGGTCTGGGTTCTGGCGTGGCATACTTTATCAGTAACCTGTTGGATGTGTATGTGTTCCAGTACATCAGAGAAAAATTTGCCACTTGGTGGTATGCACCAGCACTGAGCGCAGTGGCATCAACATTTATTGATACCTATGTGTTTTTCTTCACAGCATTTTACAAAGGCGCCAATGAGTTCATGGCTGCCAACTGGTTCACTGTGGCCACCAACAACAGTTGGGCCAAGATCTTGGTAAGCCTGTTGGTCATACTGCCTTTTTATGGCATCCTGCTCAACAGACTGCAGAAACGTTTTGAACCTTCTAAGTCTGCATGAACAGTGTAGTAAAAATATGGGCTCGGGCCACAGGTCATCTCATGGGCAATACCGATGATGACCGGCCCGATGTTCCTATACTGACTTTACGAGAAGCAAAGATAGCCCTGTTCCTTAAAACGTTCTGGGTGATCATACACGTGGTAACCTGTTTTTTCATCATGGCAAACATCATTAGACATTGGTAAAATCTATCATGAGCGAACTTGAATCTGCATTAGACTCTAAACTGGCACCTTGGACCGAGATTGAATACCGCACTCGGCACTACTGGGTATTTCTGGATGCTTATCCTGTTACCGAAGGACATCTGTTGTTTGTGCCTGTGTCGCAAGGTGCCGAAGATCTATGGGAATGTTATCGCGCAGCTTATAAGTTTGGGTTTGATGGCATCGAGTCCGGTCGCTGGCAGGGTTTCAATGTGGGCCAGAATGTGGGCCAGGCCGCAGGTCAAACAGTGATGTATCCACACGTACACATGATTCCACGCCGGCATGGAGACATGCCTGATCCACGCGGCGGAGTGCGTCACGTGATTCCAGAAAAAGGAAACTATAAAAAATGACCGAAAAAATCTATGTGAACCACACAGCCAATCTGGTGAGAGAGATCCTGCGCCAGATGCATCAAGATTCCTGGAAACCCGACTACATCGTAGGCATCACACGCGGCGGACTAGAACCTGCCAACATGATAAGCCAGTATTTGGAAATACCCATGCAGGCCTTGAACATCAGTCTGCGTGACTCAACCATGGGGCCAGAAAGCAATCTTTGGATGGCGGAAGATGCCTACGGGTATTTTCGCACAGACGATTTGCCCGGCTGCAGTAACGTACATCATCGCAAAAACATCTTGATAGTGGACGACATCAATGATTCGGGTGCAACCATGCAGTGGATCCGAGATGATTGGCAAGCAAATTGTATGCCCACGGATCCGGTATGGTCGGAAGTTTGGAATCACAATGTGAAATTTGCTGTGTTGGTTGATAACCAAAGCAGTGAGTTCAAAAACATAGACTATTCGGGCATGAAGATTGACAAAAGCCGCGATCCGCGCTGGATCGTTTTTCCCTGGGAAGAATGGTGGATCAAAAGTTGACAAAGCGACAGATTCGTTATATTATCATAGCAGTGCTGTATATGGCTGGCTTTGCTGGCGCAATTTGGATAAATCTTCAATGACACACTGGAAACTGCCTGTAGAAGAACTTGAAGGAGACTTGGTGATAACATTGCCACAAGACTTGTTGGATGCTGCTGAATTGCAGATCGGAGACACACTGACCTGGCACATTGACGAGCAAGGTCGTGTGACCTTAAACAAAAAGGAAGCAGATGGAAAAGATTAAAATAGCAGAACTGTTTTATAGCGTACAAGGCGAAGGTAGATACATGGGTGTGCCCAGTGTGTTTATGCGCACATTTGGTTGTAACTTTCGTTGCAAGAAGTTTGGCAGGCCCAGGGACGAAGAGATAGAAGGTGCCAATCCTGAAGTGGCTGCTGTGATGACTCGCATATCCGAATTCAAAAGTTATAACGAACTGCCCTTGGTTTCCACCGGCTGCGATACCTATGCTGCCATCTATCCCGAGTTCAAGGATCTCAGTCCTTATCGTTCACCCGAAGAAATCGTCACAGACACCATGGCCATGCTACCTTATCGACAGTGGCGCGATGAACACTTGGTGATCACTGGCGGTGAACCTTTGCTGGCCTGGCAACAGATCTATCCTGTGTTATTGAGCAGACCCGAGATGCTGAGGCTCAAAGAAATCACGTTTGAAACCAATGGTACCCAACTGCTGTATCCAGAATTCAGACACTTTCTATTGAACTGGACTCTGAATCCCACATTTGGTCGTAGAGGACCCAATGCGCTGACTTTCAGTGTGAGTGCCAAACTTACGTGTTCTGGCGAGTCGCGCGAAGATGCCATACGACCCGATGTGGTCATGCAGTATCAAGAAATAGGGCATACATATCTTAAATTTGTCATTGCCCAGGAACAAGATGCAGAAGAAGCATTAGAAGTATTGGAGATCTATCGCCGTGAAGGATTCACAGGCGATGTTTATCTCATGCCTGTGGGCGGTGTGGAAAGTGTGTACAGTCTAAACAATCGCCGCGTGGCAGAGTTGGCCATGCAACACGGCTTGCGCTACAGTGATAGACTACAGGTGCCACTGTTTAAAAATGAGTGGGGCACCTAGTGATTCTTGAAAATGACAATATGCCCACTGACTTTTATCAGCCGGGCGATGCTGGTGTTGTCCAACGAAGAATCGAGTGTTTAGATCTCACTGTGTTACACTTTAATCTCACACCCAGAGAATTGAAAATAATTAAAAATGTGCGTGCCCAATGGGTGGCACATCTGTCGTTGGCACAGCAGTTGCTTGTCAATGACACTGACGAGGAATGAACATGGGCTTATTTGATCGCTTTAAGAAAAAAACTCCTGCACCCGCTAGTGCAGAAAAACCTGCCAAGGTTTCAAAAAAATCTGCCAAAGATATTGCCACCGAGAAAGGTGAGCCGTATGTGGCCATCCTTTCCATGGATGTGGATCCCAACAATCTATCTGCTGGTAGTTTTGAATTGGATTGGAATGACAAGTTTATTCTGCAACTACAGCGATTTGGTTATCAAGGCAAGTCCGATGCTGATCTAGTGGATCAATGGTTCACCAGTGTTTGCCGTAATGTGGTATTGGAAACCTTTGAACAGGAACAGGCTGATCCCGAAAATCGCAATCCCAACCGTTTTGTACAAAACACCAAGATGGAAGATGGCAAAAGGGAATATCGTTAGAAAGATGACTTTAATTTATCGACTGTAAGTTTTGCGGAAGCGGCCTGACCAATTAATCTAGCAATAATTATTCTTAATTCTCGAATTTCAGCAAAGCGACTTGCTTCTCTACTTTGAAATAAAATATTAAGTCGATTTCGTGCTGCGACTAACTCGCGATTGATATTTTCTAGATTAGTTACTGCTGCATCATATTGTTGCCTGGTCAGTAAACCTGCAGCAGGTGTAGTCGATACAGAGGCTATGTCTGTCTTAGCCGAGATAGCAGAAGCAATTGAAGTATTATTTTCTTCAGAAAGAGTTGGTTTGGGAGCATCAGTGTCAACTGAAATTAATTCAAGTGTGGTGCTTTGATTTTCTTGTACTCTAGTGATTTGAGTTGACACACTTATCGCTTCGGCTCTGGCTTGATCTTTCAAACCCGGATCTTTCAAAGTTTTAATACCGACTTTTTGGACTAGTACCGGGCTACCGTTAATATTACTGACTAATTTTGGTGATCTTTGAATTCTCATTTTTCTTGCCTCCAATACTATTTACACCAAAGTTCTCCAAATTCACTTGACAACATTAAGTGAACATATTATTATTAACCTATGAACTATCTAATCGTAGACACGGCCAATACCTTTTTCCGCGCTCGCCACGCGGCACACCGTGCTGCCGATGATTGGCAGCGACTGGGCTATGCCCTTCACGTTACTCTAGCCAGCGTCAACAAGTGTGTGCGCCAGTTTGGCGCTGATCACGTGGTGTTTGCCCTGGAGGGACGCTCCTGGCGCAAGGACTTCTACGAACCCTACAAAAAGAACCGTGCAGTGGCTCGTGCGGCACTGACCGAAGCCGAAGCCGAGCAAGATCGCCTTTTTTGGGACACCTATGATGAATTCACTAAATACATAGCAGCCAAGACTAACTGCTCTGTAATTAGGCATCCTGAAGCGGAAGCGGATGATATCATCGCCCGGTGGATTGCGCTACACCCCACAGACCAGCACACCATAGTCTCCTCAGACACTGATTTCGTACAGTTAGTGGCAGCCAATGTTCGTCAATACAACGGTATCACGGACGAGGTCATTACACTAGAGGGGATTTTTGATTCAAAAATGAAACCTGTGATAGACAAAAAGACCAAAGCGGCCAAACTGCCTCCTGATCCTCAATGGTTGTTGTTCGAAAAGTGTATGCGCGGTGATCCCACTGACAACATCTTTAGTGCCTATCCTGGTGTCAGGACCAAGGGTACAAAAAACAAAGTAGGCCTACAAGAGGCCTATGCTGATCGAGACAAGAAAGGTTTCAACTGGAACAATCTCATGCTACAACGCTGGACTGATCACAACGGACAGGAACATCGTGTGCTGGACTGTTATGAGCGCAACTGTACTCTAGTGGATCTCACAGCACAGCCTCGAGAAATCCGAGATGCGGTAGATTGCGCCATCGTAGAACAGCGCAGCCACAAGGATGTGGGACAGGTGGGCATACACTTCATGAAGTTCTGTGGCAAGTATGAACTAGTGAAAATATCCGAGCAGGCCGAACAATACAGCCGTTGGCTCAACGAAACCTACAGCGGAGTGCTCAATGATTGACCACAATGTTGAACACACTGTGTTCCAGGCCAAGTACCCCAAAATGGTAGATGAAACTTTTTACTTGGAAACTGGACCTGGATGGGCACGGATCATTGATCAAGTTACCGCTGAGATTTATTCCACTGTGAGTGAACGCAGACTGCAACGTGCCAATGTGCTGAGATACAATCGCGCACTGGCTCGTGGCCTGGCCGGAGACAGTCGTGGGTTGGAATATTATTTTACCCGAATCTACTACAATCGCATACGCCCTGGTACAGAAATGATCGAAAGAAAAGTGGTACAGTCTTTGTTGGATGCCGAATATCAACCTGTGCCCGAGGCCTATGTGTATCCACACTTGGTGCAGGTCAAAGAAAAGTTTGGTGATCTCAGATACTATGCAGACCATTTACACAATGACTTGACACCCTTGGTCAACCTAGCAGAAAGGCTGTGCAGATATACCTGCGAACACTGCGGCACACCCGGGCACAAGAGAGAAAACATAGGATGGCTTCGTGTGTTGTGCGACCATCACTACGAGATAGCAGAAAAGAATTTCAAGACACAACAAGAAAAAACAAATCAAGCAAAGGAGACAGCGTGACCAACCTAATAGCCAAACCCATCATTGATAAAAAGTTTTGGATCTTGACCGACGAGTCAGGCAAACGTGGCAACATCGAACAAGAAAACGATGGACAGTATCGTGTGTTGTTTGACAACGCCTATACCATACACAAGAACATAGCCAGCATCAGGAAAAGCATTCCGTTTCAATTCGCGGACAAGATCAAACCAGCCCGGGTCAAGAAAAATACACGTGAAGTGTATGGCTTTGATGTTGGCTGCCGAGCATACAATCCTGTGTGGGACGTCAAACGGTCACTGCCAATCTTTACCAAGACAGACAAAAGCCGATCATGGTATGCCGCAGGTTGGTATGCTGTGAGACAGACTGCAGACTTTGAAGTGATACGCAATCCCAAAGTAATCTTGATACAGCGTTACGAATATCAAGGACCATTCCATAGCCAGCAAGAAGCCGAGTCTGCTTGTGGCTGATGATACCAGGTACCTACACATACGCAGATTCATGGATCGTGTTCGTAGCACAGACATGACTTCAGGAAGGCCAGTGGTGTTTACCGCACAAGAAGTACAAAACCTTGCCTCGGACATTACCAAACTGTTGTTAGACAGCCAACAAACCATACCAGCTGTGACCACTGTGGAGTTTCCCACAGCCATATCAGGTGGCGGGTTTAAAAAATAGCAAAGAATAAACCGCACGGTTTATTTGATAAATAAACATATGAGCAGACCCAAACCCAAAGTCTTGTTAGAACAGACCAGCAAATCTACCTACAAATGCGATCAGGTACTCAGCAGCGAAGGTATCTGGGCTGTGTTCTATGATGGCAAACCTATCAGTCTCAAAAGCAGTCACAGTCTCACCAACGATGTTGGTCCAAGATATCGCAAAACAAGTTTTCCCAACTCAGGTCACGCCATCAATTTGGCCAAGAAACTGAATCAACAGTTTCACACAGACAAGTTCACAGTGGTACTCATGAACTCAGGTGATCTCATCTTTAGAGATGAAAAATAAAGATCTACTGACTCAAACGCTGTACGAAAAAATCCCAGAACCCGGTTATAACCTTGAGCAGGCACAACTGATTTGGTGGTGCAATGTGCGTGCCACGGGTGGACTCCGGCTCACACAAGAAGGTTGGAAAGTGCTCAAACGAGATCTTGAACTGGAAAGCTACAGCATCAACTTGGATAAAAAAGAAATCAACAAACAGTTTATCCTTGACCTAGATCGCAAGTTGACCACTCCTTATTTCATCGAGCGAGATCGCATACATCTGTTTGGCAGTCGAGAAGCAGTAATGGCCTTGCTACACGGCAACATGAGCCGATACCTAGAAAGTCTTGCCCGCAGTTAGCGGTTGACCAAAAAATACCATTTTGCTATACTAATGGTAACAATAGCGCACCGGGGTCATTGGAACCAGCGTGAGTGATGTTGAAGGGTCAAGACTTTCGAGTCCCGAGTAGCCCGGTGTTTGTGACTGTTTTCTACTCGCCCACTTTCTGCGGTCCTGCTAGATGGGCCGACGAATCACTTGATCTAGCCCAGGTAAGTGTGCGCTAACCACTGTATTTTTGCTAGGTTAGCGCTCACTTACCTTTAGTTTTTTGTACTTGACCAAAAAATCGTGTTTTGCTATAATATGCTTATGGACAGTAAAAAAGCACCCCGCAAAAAACGCTCAGATCGCACCCACATCGTTTACAAGATCGTGTCGGGCACAGACTTCTACATTGGTGTCACTGCCAAGACTGAGTCAACTGTGCTCAAGAGTGTGCGTGTTCGTATGAACAAGCATCTGTATCGTAGCCGAAGTGAAGACAAATCCTGGGCCTTGTACGAAGCCTTGCGTGATCGTGGCCCTGGTGCTTTTGCTTACTCGATCGTGGCAGTGGTGCGTGGCAAGAGTGAAGCACATTCGGTAGAGCGTGCTTTGATACGCGAACTGCGTCCTAACCTGAATACTGATACTCGTGAAAGGAAAACACAATGAACCAAACTTTAACACAATACGACACCCGCCACGGCGGAGCCTATGACCGTGGATCAGCCGATGCTTACTATCGCAGATCCTACGATCCTCACTATTTCAAAGGTGATACTTACTCCAGCGATCGTGTGGAACTGAAAGATATGACCGCAGACGAGATCACGGCCTATACAGCAGGCTATCGTGATCAAGAGGAGTCGGGTGATTTCAAGGACTGGGGTTGATT